AAATGCAGTCGACCCCAGCGATACAGCAGAAAGCCGATCTGAAGTACGAGGTAGAGCAGTGTCGCCCAGAGGATCATGTCGTTGACCTGCATGCCGGCGATTGTGGCACCCGCTACCGTCACAGGAGGCGCGGCCTTTGTGACTTCCGTCACGATGTCGGACTTCTGTTCAAGTGTCAGGCTCATGGCGCGGTCAGGGCGTTGATGGGTTCGGGGGCGAGGGCGTTTTCTGCCTTGCGAAACAGTTCGCCGATTGTCGGCGCAACTGCTGCGCGCGCCGCAGGAATGACTGCTTGACCGACGCCAGACGTGGAAATGTCGGTCACAAGCCGCAACAGCTTCTGGCGCTCCTTGATTGGCAAGCCGTCCAGCAAGTCAATCATTCCTTGGTTGGACTCGGCCGCCTTGCGGATCATGTCGATGGTTTTCTTGTTGACGCGCTTCTCAACGTCGGCAAGTCGCATGTTTGCAGCAGTGATGGTCGGACTGAACCAGTTGGGAAGCCGCAACTTTGCGCGATTGGCTTCCAAGATTTGCGCCAATTCGCCCCTGCCGCCGGCAGCCTTTTCTGCTGCCAGTTTGTCGGCCTCGACAATTCGCGCAACCTTGTCCAGCGTTGGCATCTCTGCAGTCATCTCTTTAAAGATGCTGTAGCGGCCAGGCCCGAAGATCGCCTCCACCGCGTCAGGGTTGTCGCCGCGCACCAGCCTGACGTAATCCTGCGGGTTGCCCTTGAACATGTCCAGCGCCTGCGCGGCCATCTGCTTGCGCGCAATAACGTCCATGCCTTTGCTGTAGGTGTCAAGATATTGACGCCATCCAGTGCCGCCCGCCTGCTCGATTGCGTTGTCAATGAGCGGGCGAAACTTGTCCACCACTGCCGCAGTGACTTTGGCTGCCGCTTTCGGGTCGTCCTGCTTCAGAACATCCCGCACGCGCTGCGCCACGCCTTCCTTCCGCAGCGTGTACAGATCGTGCGCGTCAATGACGCCACCGTTCCGCTCTGCCAAATTCAGCAAATCGTCTTTCAGCAGCGACATGACTCGCGTCACATCCGTGCTGGCGCGAATGCCTGGCGTATTCAGCGTTGTGTCAATGCGCTGCACCACAGGATTGATGTCCAGCGGCCGCAGTCCATACGCCTCTAGGCTGCCAATCTGTCGATCAATGAAATCCCGCTCCGCTCGACGTTGACGGGAAATGTCGGCAAACAGATTCGACGCCTCCTGCTGCTGGGCTCCAGCCGCCGCTTGCACGCGCGCCGTTTGCCGGGCGCTGACGGATGGAATTTGCCCGGGAACCACGCGCTGCAACTGCTGAACGGCAGACTCTGTGCGTTGCGCGGCTTCAGTGCCTGTACGTCCTGATTCTTGCAGGGCCGATACCATTGAGCCCTGCTTTTGCTGCCTGCGCGGCACCAGCGCATTCATCACTCGCTGGGCTTCGTTCGCCGCAGCAAGTTCCGTTTCGCGCATCGGCGACGTAATATCGGTCAGCTGCTGTTTGCCTGCTTCCGCAGTCTCGCGTGCCGCAGTGGCAGATGGGCCGCCCGCTAGGCCGGCCAATTGAGACTGAGACAGAGCCTTCTGCCGGCGCGCAACGTCCGCAGCAAAGTCTGTGGGCTCAAAGGCCAACAGCGCTTGCCAAGCCTGCCGAGGCGACCCCGCCGTCGCTTGGGCCGGCGTCATGCCGGGTTCTGCGCCTTGCAGTGCGGCGCGAATGTTTTTTGCTTCCGGCCCTGCCGCCTGCCGAGCGATGTTGACAGCTTTGTTCTGCGGCAGCGATCGCAAATAGTCCAGTCCACGCGCGCCGGTGCGAATCGCAGACGCGGCACCTCGCCCAATCAGTTCGCCGGCAACCGCTTCTTGCACCGCGCCTTGCACGTCAGGCTGCTGGCCTTGCAGCAATTCAGCCCCAGTACGCGCCCCAGTAAAGCCGGCGATGCCGCCAGCAACGCCGCCTGCAGCCGCTGCTACCGGACCAGCGGGGGCCATCGCAGCGGCTCCGCGAACGGCGCCTCCTGCAGCTGCAAGCATTTCTGCGGATGGTTGAAGCGCGCTGACGATCTGACCGACGTTACGTTGCACACCTTGCGCAACCCTGCGCCCAACAGAAATCTCGGCCGCAGGCGGCGCCTGATGCGGCCCAGCGCCAGGAATTTGGCCCGGCGGTGTTGTAGAAGTTTCTGCTCTGCGGCGACGCGCACGCGCAACCGCAAGTGCGCGCTGCTGCTCAACAGTCATTTCCACAGCGATTTCTCCTCGTCGGTCATGTACTTCCAGTCTTCGGCGTCAACGCCAGCAGGAACTGCGGATGACTGGGGTGTTGCGGCGCGAACCGCAGGCTGTGCGGCTGCGGCCTGCGCCTGAGTCTTAGACTTTTCCATCAGGCGAATTATGGTTTGCGCTGCCTCTTTGCGAATTTTTGTAGGGACAGTCGGATCTGCCAAGCGGCCAGCGGCCTCTTTGTACGATTGCGTGTCTTTGTCAGACTGCGGGCCCTCAAAACGCGGAACGCTTTTCAACACCAAGTCTGCAATTGGTTGCAACTTGCCAATAGCAATCGCACCAGGCGTTGCAATACCAACCATGCCGGCAGCAACGTCCGTTGCGGCGCCGACGCCACTTCCTGTGGACTGGTCAATTAGACCGCCAGGCGCGCTAATGTCCCGAAGCTCTTTGATTGTGGTTTCAAGGTTAGTCACCCGTTGCCTTGCATCCATTTGCGCTTTTTCCGCCGCTGGCGTAGGACGCCCTTCGGCCAACTCCACGCGCCTGCGCTCAAGCTGTAAACGCTCCGCATTTTGCGCAAGTTGTTGGTCAAGCCTTGCGGTAGCCTGCGCATCTCTGCTCGCCTGCGCTTGAACGCGCTGACGCTCAAGGTCTAGCCGCTGCGCCTCTAACTCGGCGCGTTGCCGGTTAATCCCTCGCGCCTCTGCCGCTCCCGGCGCTTCCGGCGCCGCGCCCATCGCTTGCGACACAACCTCTTGCCGGAACGTCGGACTGGATGGGTTCATGTCAATAAACGCCACCCTGTCTCCAAGCTGCACCTTCTCCAGCTTTGGCTTTTGATCCGCTTGCGCACGGTACAACTCCTGCCCTGCCGGCGACACAAGAGCTTCTCCCGGCCTAACCACTGACGGTCGCTGATCAGCTCTCCCGGCGCGGGCCGCTTGCACCATTTTGACACCCAGCTCCATCTGCGCTTGTGTCTTGCCGTGCATCTGCAAAAGCGTGCCAATCTCCTCTGGATCGTAGCCGCGCTGGCGAATCTCTTGCAGCGCTTGCTGTTCCGCCATGCTTTGCTGCGACTGCATCTCCTCCTGCCGCATCTGGCGCATCGCATTCAGCGTCGGCTGGATTTTGGCGAACGACTCAAACTGCGACTCCGGCTGATACCGGATCTGCGGGATGTTTCGCGCTTGCGAGATGATGCTTGCGTCAATTGGCATGTCAGCCCCCAGCGCCGACGGAGCGGCCGTAGATGTCTAGAAACCTTCCAAACAGCTGGTTCTGCTGCTGCTGGTTCTGGTAGTTCTGATAGGCGCCTACAGCGCCACCGATGCCACCCATGTAGCCGCTGGTGCGGCCCACGCGCCCCGCCGCCAGTGCATTCGCGCCCTGAGACATCGTTTCCCCTGCCGTCTGGCCAAACTGCTGGGCCGCAGAGCCCAACTGACCGCCGACAGTTTGCCCCAATCCGGCGATGTTGGCTAGGCGGTTGTACGCGTTACCGTACTCGCCCGAGGCAAAGTCCTGCGCGTACCGCTGGCCTGCCTTGATCGCCCCGCCAGACAGCATGTTGCCCCGCGCGGCCTGCACGCGCTCCAGCGCTTTCATGCCCTCGCCCAAGCGGAAAGCGTAGCCGGGGTCCATGTCCAGCAGTTGCTGGGGCTGGGCGGGTTGGCCGTCGAGGCCCATCACGCCGCTTAGTCTGCCCAGCGCCGATTCGCCCGCCTTGCGATACGGCTCCAGCAAGCCCTTTTGGTACTCAAACTGCTCGCGTTGCAGCGCCAACGCGTTCTGCGCCGACTGCGCCTGGATGTTCGCCGCGTCCTTCGCCGCTTGGCCCGTTAGATACCCGCCTGCCAGGCTGCCGAACGCACCCAGCGCCGCAGCGCCTGCGGGCGTGCCGATGTAGTTGAGGAAGTCGTCTACGGCTTTGATGCCGGTGAGGCCGGCAGTAGCGCCACCCGCAGTGAGAGCGCCCGCACCAGCGCCGCCTGCTGCGCCCGTGATGATTGCGCCTGTGCCGCCGCCGACATCAGTGCCGCCTAGCACGTCAGAGCCGCCGCCTAGCGTGAGGTTGGGGTCTAGTCCTGCCAGATCCGCTTCGGTAATCACGCCGCCTGCGCCAGCAGCACCTGCTGCACCGGCAGCACCTGCTGCACCGGCAGCCACACCCGCACCCGCTACGCCTGCGGCAGTGCCTGCGGCACCAAGGCCCAATGCTGCGTCGGCAGCAGCGTTACCCCCAGTGTAGGCGCCGGTCCGGCCGAGTTCTTCCTGCATTCCGGTGGATAGCGTGTCGGCGACACCTCCAGCGTTGACGGGAACAACCGTTCCGCCAGCCAAGGCATTTGTTACGCCCGTTGTTGCGCCCACTCCTGCAACATCCATGGCTTGAAAGTCGCCTGCGTTACCATAGCCAGACACAGACGTTCCACCACTAGGCGGCGGAGTAACGGGCGTCGCAGCCCCGCCCGTCGCCAGCGCGTTGCCGGTCGTCGGAAAGTTCAGCGACTCTGCCCGAAACGCACTGATCAGCGCAGCATCTGGAGACTTGCCCAGCGCAAGTTCTCCCGCGTAAACGTCCTTGCCATAGTCCGTCAGGCTGCTGTAGCTCTGCGCCGTGTTGAACCCGGTATATGCGCCGCCGTACAGCGGGTCAGCGCCAAGAGCCACATCTTGAATGCTTACGTCGCCCGCGCCGCCATAGCCAGACACAGACGTTCCGCCACCCACATCCACGTCGCCCAAGTCGACAGCAACGTCTGTCGCCGCAACATCGGTGCTGGCCAACCGCGCGACTTCTTCGCCGGTCAGATTGGATAGCGCGTTTGCGGCGTCTTTGATGTATGGCTGCGCCAACTCCGCCGCAGCACCCAACGCGCCGCCAGTCAGTGCGCCTTTGATGGCGGACTCAAAATCGCCGCCGCTGGTAATCAGTTCTTTTGCGCCGCCAATAATCGCGCCGCCGACCGCGTTGTTTAACAGAGCGTTGGACGTTTGCCCTGTGATAGACGCGCCAAGACTACCGGCGGTAATGCCCGCCATGCCGAGAATTCCGGGCAGCACAAGCCCAAGGTACGGAGCAACTTGCTCGTACCATGCGCCACCGGTGTATTCCCAAGTCTTTTGAAACTTGCCGTCTGGCGTCTTGAACGCAAACTCGGTTACGCTTTTACTGCCAGAATCAATCTTATTGGGATTGATGACAACATCGTAACCTTGCGCCTTGAACTGCTGGATTGCAGCAGCAGCCTCGTCGGAAATCGTCGTCGTTCTTTCTTCGTTTTCCGTGCCGGGGAAGTTGACAACCTCTTTGGTAGTCGGCCCAGTAAACCCAAGTTGCGGCAAAAACTGGAGCCAGTAGCCGCTCTCTAGGTTCTTGAATTGCGTGTAGGCGTCATTCTGGTAGGTGACGTCAGAGTCTTCCGCGCCAGTCCCCATCCGCGTCTTTGGGAACAGGGCGTCAACGTTCGACCAGTCAGAAACGGCGTAAGTGCCTTTTGACGTTAGCTTTGCCATGATTCACCTCACCCAATCCGCCAGTTAGTGCCGTCGCTGAACACCGGCACGACGTTTGCGGCGCCGGCCGCCACAATCGAGTGGAACGTGGTTGCGTTGGCGTCGGTCACCACGGCCCGTGCGCCTGCGCCAACAGTAGCGGCTGGAGCATTTGCAAGCAAGTCCGCAACAGTGTGCGTGCCGTTGTTGATCCATTTCAAGCCGACAGTCAGCGTCAGGCCTGGCGCGCGCAGCGAGGTAACGCTGCTGTTGCCGATGGTGACTTCGTTGCTAACGCCTGCCGCCGACACATCGGCTTCGTAGCCGATGACCGTGTTGTTGCTGCCGGTTGTGAGCGAGTCGCCGGCCTGAAAGCCCAGAGCCACGTTGTTTGCGCCAGAGGTCAGCGCCCCCAGTGCCGACGCGCCCACCGCCGTGTTGTTGCTGGTGGTGGCCGCATCTAGCGCAGTCCACCCGATGGCAACGTTGTACGCGCCCGTAACCACCAGCAGAGCCGCATCCTTGCCCACCGCAGTGTTGCCGGTGCCGCTGGTATTTGCCCCCAGCGCCGAGCGGCCTACGGCCACGGCATCGCTGCCGGTGTAGGCGTCCAGCGCCGCGTAGCCCACCGCCACGTTGTCCGCTCCCGTGGACACCAGCAACAGCGCATCGCTGCCCAGCGCCGTGTTTCCTGCGCCAGACGTTGCCGCATTCAACGTCCGGTAACCTACCCCGGTGTTGTAGTTCGCCGTGCTCGCTGCCGTCAGCGCCTGATAGCCCACCGCAGTGTTGTAGTCGCCCGAGGTGTTCGCATCCAGCGCCTCGGAGCCAACGGCGGTGTTCTGGAAGCCGTCCGTGTTGGCCGTCAGGGCGTTGTAGCCCACGGCAGTGTTGTTCGACCCCGTGGTGTTGCTGTCCAGCGCAGTCAACCCGACGGCGATGTTCTCGTTGACTCCGCTGCCACCTTTACCAACCGGCACGCCAACCGCCACCGCCAGCTCAAACGACGCAAAAATGTTGTCGTCGGTCTTGATCGTGACGCCAAGAGCCGTTTCCAGCACGAATTTGTACGACGATCCCTCTGTCAGCCAGATCTGCGCGGGCGTTCGGCCGGCGCTGTCCAGCACGATGCCCACCGGATACACGGGATTAGCCGTGTTGCCCGTGTAATCCGTGTAGGTTGCTAGCGGCGTCGTCGTGCCGGCGGCATAAGTAAAAATTTTACCCCCGGCCAACGGGTTGCCGTTGTTGTCGAAGAACTGCGCCCCGGCGCCAGCGTATGGGGAAAGCGAAACGCTCATGGTGCTCTCACTGTTGAATCTGGCTCACCGCCAGCACGACGGCAG